GGAAACATGCTCATGCGTAGTACCCCTTCGCTTTCAAAAGCCCTGTCCCGGCCAGATACATCTTTGCCGTCTCCATAAGAACTCCTTGTGTACTTTCTGCCGCATTCAGTGCGTCTTTGGCGCTTGACCCCCCGGAACGATAGGTTTTGGACCAGCTTCCAACGGTTTGGCTTTGTAGTTCCCCGGAATCTCCAGATGCAGAAGACAGACTTCTGTTTGCCAGCATCCTGGCGGAATCAATCGTCTGGTAGTCCTCAGCAAGGGCGCAGCACGCCATCTTTACCGCCTCCAGGTCCGCGTGTTTGGCGGCTCTTCCAGCTGTACACCAGTCAAGGTAGGAGCTTGCCCGAAGCGCAAGCCGTGGGAAATCAACCGGTTCAATGGCCTTTCCGAAGTACACATACGAATAGAACTCATAGCTTGCATAAATCATGAAACGGTCCTCCGGAGTACCGCTAAAATATCGGCCTTTTTCATGGAGCTGTTGACACCCTCCACGCCGTTCTCTACAGCATAATCAAGCATTTCTGCCCGTGTCATGCTGGAGAAGTCAGGCGTGGAGAGTGAAGCCGCGCTCAACAGCTCATTTAACCCCCCGAGGCAGCGTCTGGCTTTACAGAGGCCACAAACAGGCCGTTGGGATCAGGAAGGACCGGGATAAACAATCCGGTGGCCTTCGTCCACACCGCTACAGGGTCAGGCGTCGCCCATTGGGTGATCGTAATGTACTGATCGGCGGACTTTTCGTTGTACTGTCCATATTCCGCCTCTTCGGGAGACACGCCCCACAAGCCAACACCCACCTGCGGAACTGCGGTGAAAGTGATCTTATCCTCCGGATAGAAGCGATGCGTCGTCTCGGTGCCGTCCGCCTTCTGAGTCTTATATCGCAGATCATAGGTTGTAATGGTCCCAAACCCGAAGAGCTGCGAGAACAGGCCACGTAGACGCTCGCCGGGAACATAGGTCCCCTGTCCAACAGAACCGAAGATCAGGGTCTGAATGCCCTTGTTAGTAGCCAGCTTGCGAACCACCTTGTTAGAGGTAATCGCCTCGTTGATGGTGTACCCCATCTCAGCGGCTTGGTCCACGATGGCTTGAATCTGTCCAACGATATCTGCATCCGCAGAGAGGTCTAAATCAAAGGACAGGTTTTCGGCAGGAACTTTATAATCAACGGTCATCTTCAAACGATTCTCATTGACGTTCATCTTGCCGGTGGCAAGCACGTCCATCTTTGCAACCTCAGTACGGACCTTCACTGCATCCGCCATCATCCGCATGTCATCAAAAACATAGCGCACGATGGCGGCATCAGCATACACTCCGGATTCACTCAGGAGCCGAATACGTTCAGTCTGGTTGATCTTGCGCTTAATCAGCAGCTTTTCGACCTCCATCTTGTCAAAGGTAGGCCGGGAACCGATCTCTGCCTCCGTGTCAAAGGCGTGGACGGTAGCCATCACGGGCAGGGTAGCGCCATTGGCCAGCCGCATATATTCCGCCTTGAGGTTTTCGGTTTTCTGGTCGGGGAATAGCCTGTCTCCCAGGTAAGCAGGACGGGCAACAGACAGATTCTGAGAAAAGTCCAGTCTGTCAGCATCGGAAATCAACGTTAAAATATCAGCCATTTGTCAATCCTCCTTGTTAGACACCTGCGGAAGTCCAGACGGGATAGAGTTTTGCATCCTTGGTCATCTTGACCGATGTAACCGCAGGCCCGCCGCTGGAGAGCGCCCATCCAGTTTGTGTATTGCTCGCTTTAGTCAGCGGATAATCAGTTGATACAGGGGCATAGCTGCCCTCCTGGTATTCATGGGTATCAACCGGAGGCGTGCCTGTACCATCGTCCTTTTCATAGGTCAGGCAATATCCCCTGGTAACTTCGGGCGCATCCACAAACACAATCCCAGCCGTTTTCAGCGGTGTCTCGGCGGCGCTCTGGATATTCAGGCGTTCTTTCAGAACACGGCCAGCCAACATGACGCTCCCTTCGTGGTCTCCGTGGGTGACATCCACATCGTCAAAAACGATACCCACGGCACTCCCATCATTGGACGGGAACACAGTTCCGGCGGTAACAATTTTGTTTCCATACTCATCCGCCACGCCCATAGAAGCTGGAATCTGATAGGTTTTCAGGACAAGCCCAACCTCGCTTTCCAGGAAGTTCGGCCGAAAAGTGCCATTCACTCTGTAAAAATGAGACATTCGTTTCACTCCTTCGTAGTATTTTGAGTTGCGTACATTTGATTGAACTGCTTGGCGTACATGGCTCCTTTGCTCTCGTGAGCAGGAGGCCCGCCAGGGCCAACAGGCTTTGCAAACGACGGGGCGGGCTTGTCTCCCTGAAACGCAGCTGGGTCGCTATCTTGCTGCGCCTTAAGGTAATCTTCAAACCCTTCCAGAGCCCCGTTTTTGAGCGTCAGGCGGTTGGCAGTAAGGTCCGCCACAAACGCCTTTTCCGCAGCTTTAGAACTGAACTTTACACCCTTGTCGGCAATCGCGTGGTTGACAGCATCTGCATAGTCACGATCTGCAATCTGCTTCTGATACTGCTCTGTCTCCGTGGTGTACTTGGTCTGCAGGTCAGCCAACTGCTGCTTGATGTCATCCACATCACCGGCAGATTTTTTTAACTTCTCAATATCCGCATCTCTCTGTGAAAGTTGTTCCTGAGACGCTTCAAGGTCCGCCTTTGCTGTATCTGCCGCCTTTTTGTATCGTTCAATGTCTTTCCCGTTGATCGCCAAAACTTTTGTCGCTTGTTCCTCTGTCAGTCCAATTTCAAGCAATTCTTCTGTTTTCATACGTTCTCCTTTGCGGCTAGGCTTTTTAGGTCGTTGCCGTGACCCACCGCCCCGCACTTTTAGGCTTGCGGATAGCCAAATTTAATTGAATCTCCCGTAGTTTAGCGACTTCGGGCCGGTCAAAAATGAAAGAGCCACCAACTACCGAGGAATTCTCGGTAACTGATGGCTCTTGGCTCACAGGCTCTTGGCTCTATGCGATATTCACTTCTATGTCGTGCTTACAGGCTTTGCACCGAAATGACATATGTTGTATTTTGGTATCTGTTCGGACTGGAAAAAGGGCTTTCCCGCAATACGGACAACAGTACCACGCTTTCCCGTTGATTTCTTTTATCACGTGCCGCCCTCCACAACATACCACTTGCACCTTTCGCAGACTTCGTTCGCCTTTTTCAAATCAAACGGCTCACGCAACCATTTCGCATCCATTTCATCTTCACGAACTTCCTGCACTTCTACACACTCGGTCCAAGTTGCCTCTCGTCCATAGAGCGGACAATCATGCCTCGAAATTGGACTTCTTGCCATTTTATTTCCCCTCCAAATAATCCCGATACTTCTTCCTTAGTTTTTCAGGAACAACCGTAACCACTTCTTTTTTCATATTCAGTATAACATATCCATTATCCGCAAGGAACTTCAAAGTTTCCCTATCTGTTTGATATAGCGTCAGCCTGTGGCTATCAATGATCTCCTGTGCTGCCTCTAAGTTTAATGTTGCACGGTCTGGCTTCATATTGAGATTATCCCAAAAGTGCTGCCTTGTGCCTGATATAATTGGCCTATCTGCCTCTACAACGTACTGACGATCCGAAAACTTCTCTTTGATTAATATCTTTCCGTCATATTCTTTTATCGCAGAAAACTTTTCGACGTCACTTATAGCAGATTGGTATGTAACCTGCATCCTTTCCCGCTGCAATGGCAAACCCGCAGCTTCGCTAAAATCTCTGTATTCCTTGTTCAGACGCCGGATGCGGGCTGTCACCGTCTGGGCGTCCTCTTCAAGCCCTGCCGCCTTATATGCAGTCCGTTCCCGCTTCAGCTTGCGGATGGTCCGCTCTATCTGGCGTTGCTTTTGTGTAGCTTCATAAGCTGTATAACGTTTGCCCTCAAACTCCACATCATGCCCGTCGTCAATGTGTTCCAGTTCTTTGTCGGTATACGTCCGCTCCATCACACCGTCTACAAAAGCGGTCCTGATATGACGGCAGTTGGCTCCCTCTAAACCATCCACATAGCCAAGTCCGCATACTTCATAGATACTTGGGTATTTGTCTCCGGTTCTAACAGAATACACCCGGCCCTGCCACGCTTTATGGTTCTGCCATCCAGTACCTTGATCTCGTGCCCCGATATGGGCTGATACTTCAAAATATGGCGTTTCTAAGTATTCCGCACTCTGCTCCGTGTATTTGGCACAGAGCTGGTTCATCCCCGTCATCACTGCTCG